CCCGAAATAGATTGCCCATAAGGTTTGACTATTATCTAATTGATTCTATTGGTAAGATAGATTAGCTAATAGGCCTAACTTATGGTAATTGTAGGTATAAGGAATCCTTGTGGTTCTTTGTATTTATAATTCGTGAGAATAAAATCATGAATCTAGAATCGGTTGAGGAATTAATACTAACAGTATTTATATGTCCCGATCAAACAGTAAAATTATCTTTTAATTTTATTGGGCGACGAAAATTCATATAAGTATTGTTGCTCAAACATCCAAGCTTTTTCAAAGAGTCGTAATGACTCTTTAAATTTGCTGGCTGTTTTAGCAGTCGTATTAAGGATTCTAACACTTACGCGACGTTCTCCTAATCGGTCGATACTCGGAATTGAAAGAGCTTTAATAGCATCTTTCATATTCGGGTTTTCTTCCATTATTCTTTCATCTTGAGATAATTTCTTCCATTGGTTATGCAATGCATAATTAATTGGTAAGGAGTTAACTTCTGAGAAAGATAGAGAGTCTCGTAGTGGCATATCCGCCTGATCAGCCAACGCTTCCCAGTTAATTTCATAATTCTCATCATATGATGTTTCTGATGGATTAAATCTAAGATTTAATTTCTCATTAATATCATCATGATAGGACATGATATTATTCTGAAGAGAGTGGAACATTTTTAAAAGAACTGTTCTTAGTCTTGCCATTGAATAAATGTCAAAACTTAAATAGTAGTCTTTTGGAATTACTGCATCCTGAGTAGATTTTGAAATTATTAAGTTTCTTAACTTAACAGCTCCAGAATCTTCGTCATGAATCCAGCAATACAATGCGTCCAGTTCTAATGCTCTGGCTCTGATATTTCTAGCTTTTTTGCTATACATACCAGTAGTAATCATTAGGCTCTCTATAAGATCAGGGATTGTCGTAAATCTTCTAGGAACGATTCCTCGTTCATAATAAGATTTGATAGTCTGGTATAACAGATGATAATGTTTTCTTGTTTCCAAGAAAGCATTCAACTGTAAACCAGATACTTCAACCCCATCTTTGAACCATCTTTTCGCAAATTCATACATAGTTAAACTAGTATGTGATTTATGATTAGATATTTCAACACCTAATAGAGTCATGATCTCTTTGTATTTATGAGCAAGTTTATCACCTCCTATTACAATATCATCTCCTAATAAAATGTAATTTTTAGTTGGGTATTCACCCACTAAATTTGCACTATATTGGACAATGATATGGTGGGTAAGTGCAAAGACGGCCCATGAACTATATGCTCCCATTGGT